ATTTTCGAGATGAGCTAATCCAAGTACATTATCCGGGTTAGTGTGATTATGCATCCATACTAACGGGACAGTCTTCCCGTTCTGCCCTTTGAAAGCGTCTTTTTTAATGACTCTTCCATCGGCACACTGAAGATCGTTTCTAGTGGCCCAGCCACCAAAGTCATACTTCATTTTGATTTTCCTCCTCTATTTTCTGATATAGTACGATAACGGATGCGACGTCTTCTTTGACGAACTTGAAGACTTTTTCGATGATTTTTTGACTTTCTTATACTCCGACTGAATCTTATCGAATTCGCTCTGATACGTCTGTTCATATGAGGAGTCAAGATCAGCTTTCGCTGCTTTGTAAGCTTCTCTAACAGACTTCACCGCTGCTTTAAGCTCGGAGCTAACTTTTGCCCTTTCACTTTTGGCATTTGCCTGATTCTCGGCTTTTTCTTCCTTGGTGTCGGATGATACTTTCGCCTTCTGATTGGTCGCATCTGTTCGAACACTAGCTTTATCTGTTTTGGCATCGCTACTAATTTTTGCTTTGTCAGATTTAGCATCGTTTCTGAGCTTGGCAATCTTTGCCGTTCTTTCCGCAACTCGTTTTGTCCGCTCAGCTTTAGATAATCCCGACGGAATTTCTATCGCCATCAGACGCTCGATTTCTGCATTCTTTTTATTATCGATTCGTTCCTTTTCGCTAGACGACTCATTTTCAATTTCTTCCAAATCAGAATTTTTATCAGTATCGATACTCTTCTTCCTATCAGAAGCGTTTTGGGTTAAAGCCTCATTCAGTTCTTTTAGGCGAGAGGATATTTGTTCCTTCGTAGCTTCTGCTTTTTCACGAAGTTCCGTAATCTTCTGATCTCTCTTTTCCTGCTCCTCTTTGCAGCCTTTTCAGATTTGATATTATTTTTTGTATAAGACCAAATCTTCTTTCCCTCATCATTCAGTGATGTAGTAGAACGACCTTTCAACTCCCTGGTACGCATATAGTATTCATGCGCTTTCTCAGGATCGTAGTAGGGCGATGCATAATGTCTAAGAACCGCTACTTTAGGTTCATCCATTAAGAATCATCTCCCTCCCCAGACGTATAATTGCTGATGATGTCATCGATCTGCGCAGAAATGCTGTCAAGAACTTCATTAACCAGTGCGTCGTAATCACTGGTATCACTAGGTTCCGTTTCATTTCCGTTTGTCATATCTGTCGCAGAACTACCACTGACATTAGGC